ATACAAACTCACCTTCTGATACCATTGCAGGTACATCATCTCTAACTTCTTTTTGCATAGAACCAACAGGAACATCGTTACCAGACACAGGGTCTTTTGTGCCACCATCTTGTTCTAATCCACCATCTTGAAATATTTTCATTTGTTCTTTCATTTTTTCTCTGCTCCTATTACTTCATCTCGTAATAATTTTAATCTACGCAATGTTGTAATAGAACCTTGTGCTCTATGTACAACATTTAATTCGTTACTCTGCTCAAGAACTTTATGTTTTTGGTCTATGAGTAAATCTATATAATTATTGAAGCTGTCCAGTAGCCGTTTGTTGTCCACCAGCGGCTTGAGGTGAGACAGCACCTGTTTCTCCTTGTGCATTACCTGTAAATCCTTGTTCATTTGGTGTAGGTGCTTGACCTACTCCTACTTGTCCACCACCACTACCACTTGTATCGTTGGCATCAGCACCTGCTTGTGGTTTTCCTTGCTGTTCAGGTTGTGGTTGTTGCATTCCCTGCATCATTTTTGCTTGTAGCATAGCTTCATCTATGTTATTAGTAACTTTATCAGGGTCTAAGTCCATTGATTTAGCAATTTCTCTAATAATATACTGAAATTTTGCAAATGGTGCAAGTGCTGGGTTACTTGCTGTACCTAAAAACTGCATTAGTCTTTGGCTACGTACTTCATTAGCCATTAGACTTTCTGTTCCCCTAGCTTTTACTTCTAAATCACCTTTAATTTTAGGGTCAAAGTCAAACTGCATATTAAATCTAAACAGATTTTCTCCTAAAGGTCGTAGTAAATAGTCATCTACATTCTTAATAACTGTTTTAATACCACCACTTGCAGCATTCATTAACATTGAGATACCACTAGCTGTTCTTCCAACCCCTGTAACTCCTGTTTGTCCATGAGCAAAGGATGGAAACCCTGTGCTTTCATCTGATAACTGTCTAGCTTTATCAAATAACTGCATATTTTCATTTGATACATTTGGAAACTTTGTTCCAAAGATAGCTTGTCCCGGAGCACCACCTTGTCTTCTAAATATTTTTCCCGGATACACAGATAAGTCTTGTCCCGGAACTAAATTTGTTTCATCTACTTCTATTAAAAGATTTCCAGACAGTACAGCATTGTCTACAGCCATACGCATAAAACCATTCATTAGTGTTTGTGTATCATCCATGTTTTCAGCAATACCAATACCAAAAAATGAATACGGATTTAACTCATATGGAGATGCCATGTATGGAATATGTGAAGGTTTAAATGGATTTAATACTGCACGAATTAATTTACCATTGGCTATCCAAATATTTGCATGAACTTCATCAACATCTTTAAATTCTTTAGGCATAGGAATGTCATTAACTTCTAATAATTCTTTATCTACAACACCCCAATATTCTAAAACTTCAAATCGTTCTACATCTAAATCATTTGTATAGTCAGCTAAATCATTTTCCCATTCTTTTCTTTGATAAGACTCACCTTGTTCTATACAACTTTCAATAACGTTATCTCTAAAGAAAGGTCGCTTTTTTAAGTTTCGTAATTGTGAACGAGAAAGTTTATGACGTTCTACAACATACTGTGCATCATTCATATGATTAGCGTCAGGGTCAGGATAAAAGTTCCAAACAGATACATGAGAAACTTGAGGTACAGTTTTTACAATAGCTTCATACTCACCATCTTCTCCCCAATTAGGATACTCTTTATCTATAGCAAAAGGTCCTTTCATTACACCAGTACCAAACAATGCCATTTCAAATGCAGTACTACGTAAATGTTTTGTACCATGTGACTCTTCTAGCTGGTCCATTATTTTCTTTTCCATAGCCTTTGCTGCAATTAAAGAAGGACTATATGTTACAGACTTAGGAGATGTTCCTACTCCTTCTTTTATATTATCTGCTTGTTGACTAAGTTTTTGTTCTAAAGGTCCTAGTTGAATACCAGCTCTATATCCTTTAGGTAATTCACCATCTTTAAATTCTAACGGAAGCTCTGGTGGTTTTTCTTGGTCTTCCATTGGATTTGGTTCAATATTAATATGAACATTTTCAGATACACCTTCAGGTAATTCTGTAGGTTCAATACTAATTGGAAACTTATTACCTGCAAATAATACATCAACAATCTGGCTATAAGCAGCAAGTGTTTTTGTTTTAGTTATTTTTACAAAAACTCTAGATTTTTCTGCTTCGGAAAATTGCACATCAGCACCATAGATACCTCTATAGTTTCTGTAGGCTCTTAACCATCTATCTTCATCATTGTCTCTAGCATCTTCTGCTCTTTTAAATTTTTCAGTAACAAAACGCACTAAGCTATGTGTTGCTATATCTTCCTCAGATATATCTTTAACATCATCTAAAGCTGCTGCGTTGTCTTCAATGTTTATGTTTTCGTTTTCTTCCATTTAATTTAATATCCAAATGTTGTATCTGATGGGTTGTATGTAGTTTTAGCAAAGCTAGGGTCATAATCAAATATATTAAATCTTGGTCTTGACATTATACCATATCTTAATGCATCATACAAGTGGTCTTCTGCTTTTGTGTCTACATCTTCAGGGTTCTTTTTATCTAAAGGTATTGAAGGTAATTGTGAAATTATTTCATTACATGTATTAAAAAATACTAATCTAGGTTCGTTTGTAAATTCATCAATCTGTAATCGTCTATGTATTTCATTTTTACCTGATACTCTACTTCCCTTACTTCTATCAGAAGGTCTAAAACGACATCCTTTAAGTATCATCTGTTCAGCAAGAGAAGGTCCTGTATCACCTCTTTTGTGCCAAAGACTAGAGTCTAAGACACCATATTTAATATTTCCATCTTCTGCTTCTAAGTCTAATATCATATCTGCTAAATCAGTAGCAAGAACTTTAGAAACATATAGTTCTCTATATACTACTAATTGTTCCGCTGGCGAAACAGCAAACCATAAAACTGCTGAATAACTCCCATACCCATAGTCACAAGCCCTAAACTTAATCCAACTACTCGGTATAGCATATGGTTCAATAACATGTTCATCCCTATTAAACTCTGAGAAAGCCGCACCTTCTTTAATATCCCAATCACCTTCAAGTAATTGTTTTCTTTGGTGCTCTGGTAAGGAAAGCAACATTGCTTCGTAGTCACCACTTTCTGAGAGGTATGGATTATCAGATAATCTTGCAGGAATAAATCTCCGTTTGAATAAAGGTTTGCCTTGTTTAACATGTCCCGCTGGGTATGTAAGTTCTTTTCCTGTTTCGATGTCTGTAGCATTAAAAGGTTTTCCAAAGGGTGCTGGGTCAATAAACATTTTCTTAACCCATTGATGTCCTATACCACCCGGATTCGTTGTTGCTCTCATAAAGATTGGCAAGTCAGGTGCAGTAGAACGTAAACGTGAACGCATATAATTCCATGCAAATGGAGATGCCCATTGTGTTAATTCATCAAAGCCTATCCAACTAAATGCCAAACCTTGATAACGCATAACGTCATCATCTCTATCAAGGTAAGACATCCACAATCTAGCACCTGATGGAGCTAACCATTGCATCTTACGTTCTGACCACTTTATACCCTTCCATACTTGAGGATATAACTCTTGTGATTTAAATATTAGTTCTCTTAATTCTTCTGTAGTATGTCGTAGTAGTAAGCCACTAAATGATGGATGACCCATGTAACGTAAAGGGTCTGCCAACATTGCATAACTTTTTCCACCCCCTGCTGAACCACCATATAAAACTTCTCTTTCTCCTGCTGCAAGAAACTCTGTTTGTGGTCCTTCGTTTGGTTGAAAGACTACATTCTGTTCTTCTTGTGGTAATGCTTCAACTAAATCAGCCGTTGGCTGCGATTGTTGTTTGACTACCGGTTCTTTCTTCTTCAAGTTTTTTCGCCGCTTGGATTGCCTTTTCTGCATATTCTGCCCAGACACGGAGAGTTCTAGCTTGGTTCTTACGTTTTTGCTCACGCTTTACTCTTTTCATTAATCCTATATGAGATATATTTCTTCCTGTAAATTTAGATAACCAGTTAGCTACCTGTCGATATGAATATTGTTTTAAATGTTCTTTTGCTTTTGCTAACGCATCAAGTTCTGTTGGTACTGGTCTTAATATATGTTCATTCTCAGGGTCTACCCTATACCCAAAAGGTACTGTCTTTGCTACTCTTGGAATAGCTTTCCATTCATTTTCTTCTTTTATGTCTATGGGTTGTGGTAATTCCCACGTTCCTAATTTTCTATTAGTCATTTATTTTTTTTTTAATAAAACTCTGAATATTCTACTGTATCTGCTAACTTATTCCATAGCTTATTGCCACCATCCTGTCTAGCCATAGAGGGATTATTATTATACACAAGTCTAACACTTGGATTTTTTAAATTATTTATTCTAAACTCTCTTTGTGTTATACCTCGTTTTTTTGCTATACGTGCTATATTCTCCTGTGCTTTTTTTACAATATTTTTATCAAAAACTGTTCTTTCAAAAGTGTCCGACATAGGCTTACCTTTATGCCTTGCTATCAACTGATTTGCTTTTTTAATTTCTTCTCTTGTAGGTTTTGCTTTTGTTTTCTTAGTTGGTGCTTTTTTTTGTGTAACTCTTTTTGCTACTGCTGCAGTAATTTTCTTTCTTTCTGCTGGGTCATTTAAAATATCTACTAACTTATTTTTTGAAATAATCTGTTTAAGTCTTGGCTCAACATGCTTTCCCAAAAAACCAGTCTTTTTTGCAAATTCAATTGCTTTATCTAATTTAGTTTTTGTTTTAGTAGACTTACCTTTACCTGATAAATAAGTAGATGCTTTTTTACGTGGGTTTTTTTCACTATGTACTTTCTTTACTACTTTCTTTATTCCCTTTTTTATTAATTTGGTTACTGCCATTAGTTATTCTCCTTATTTTTTCTTATACAAATCTAAATATTTTTTAGGTAAAAAATCACGCATCTCATCTAAAGCATGTGCAACTGTTCCTTTTAACGTCTGTTTTGCTTTACGTGTTACATACTGCCTACCCTGTATTTCAATCATATTATCCACAGTAAATTTTACTGCTTTAGAGTATGCTTTAAGTTGTGCATCGGTAAGTTTTTTACCTGAACGCATCATTTTGTTATACTTTTCTTCATCTGTATATGCTTTCTTTGGAATTATAACATAATCAGATTTTGGTTTAGCTGTAGTTGTTTTCTTTTTATTTAAATGAGCAAATCTAACCTTATCAGAACTTTCTCTGTGCTTTTTTTCTAATGCTTTTAGTTGAGTTTTAGTTAATGGTTTTCTTTTAGGTGTAGCTTTTTGTTTTTTTAATTCTTTTGCCGCTTCTATATAATCTTTTTTTGTGTATCTTTGATATGCTTTCTTTACTCCTTTTTTTATTAATTTAGTTACTGCCATTAGCTATCTTCCTCTTCTTGTGTTTTTTTAGGTGGCATTAACATTACCCCACCTGTTGATTCGACTTGCATCTTTTCAGTTTTAACAAGACCACTTCTATCAAGAAGCTCTCTTGCTGCAGTCATTTTATCTCTTATCCCCAATTCAGTTGGGTCATATAAACCACCAACCATAGCCATTGCTGCTAGAGGTGCATTACTTGCCATAAATATTTGTGTAGCTTCAAGTATCTCTTCTTTTAAAGATTTTATAATCTCTTGATTATTTGTTGATGGAGAATATCCTGCAATAATCTTTGCATCTTTAATACTACCATTTGCATCTGCAAATAAAGCATTAAGAAACTTTTGCTGTCTCTCTGTTAGTTTTCTAGTCATTATCTAAACATACCTGTTTTTGTATAATCTGTATGACCAAAGGCTTTTTTTGCTGCAGTTCTTATATTCTTCATAGCTTTCTTTTTCTTTTTTTCAGTATCTATTTCTTTTAGTCTTTGTTTGTATGTGACCTTCTGACCTTTATTAACACCACTCGGTGTTGTATATGGTGTAGCTTCTATTGTGTATACCTTACTCATGTTTAATAAACTCCTTTTTTCTTGGTTTAAAAAATAATTTTAAATTTTTTATATGCCTTGCTCTATGCTTTTGTTTTTTTAACTCAAGCCTACTGCTTTCATACGAGATATAAGTCTGTCTGCTCTGTTTGTTACCTGTTTGTACCATCTGGAATCCTGCATCTGATTTCCTGCTTCAATCCAATTGCTATCTTTAATAGCCTGTATCATCTTTTTAAATTTAGATAATCTAGGTCTACCCATATTAAACATCATGTTAGCTGTAATTAGCTTTACTTCTTCAGGTAAATTATCCCAATCATCAAATAACTTTCTACATTCACCTAATGTTACATGCACATCTTGTTCAAATGCTTCATTAACTCGTATTTCATCGACAGGTGTTCCCATTCCCATTTGGTGTTCCGGGTCTTTGTCAGTAATTAAATGTCCAATACCGAATGTAGGTAAACCTAAATGGTCAAGGTATACTTCATATTTACACCCTTCATCTATTTTTAACTCTTCTCTTAATCTATCAGTAAGTGTTTCCATTAATCTTCTTTCTTTTTATTATGTAACTGAAATAAAGACTCTATCTTTTTTTCTGTTTCTTTTACGGCACTTTCAGTTCTTACAGAACTTACAAAATTATTTTGTATTTTTTCATTGGCACTTTTACAATCTTCTTCTAACTTATCAACATCTTTTCTTAATGTAGTTACTTCAGTATGCAACTTAACAGCTACAACCAAAGCTCCTAGAAAAAATACTAGTTGTTCCCAATACTGTAATATACCTTCCATAGTTCATTATTTTCTTCCACTTATTGCACTAAAACCAAAGTACGCTCCAACCAGTCCACACATTGAAATATATTGTGTCATAAGAATGCTTTCTGCTTCTGCGAGTCTGTTTGGGAATGCCAAAGTTAGGATAGTGGTAATACCCATAAGAATAATTAAAACCCATGCCATCCTCCTTTTGTTTACCTGATATGCCATTTTATCAGGAATTAAATCATCTTCTCCACATTTACAGTTACCATCACAAACATCACAAGCCATAATTTATTTTCTCTTGTTCATTATTTGTAGTCCTTGCTTACCAAACCTGTAACCAAAAGATGCTCCTATGCTAATGTATAAACAATTAGCAAACCAAGAAGGTGTATTTGCATTTAAAAAATCAAACCCTTCTTTAACATATGGTTGTGTCCAAGGCAGAAAACATCCAACTAAAATACCACCAAAAATAATTGTCCAAAATTCATCCTTCCAAGAACCTGCCATCTGTGCTGTAAGGTTCTGCTCCATGAGCATAGAAGATGTTGCTTCTGTCTCATATACTTTAGCTTCAGCTTTAGCACGAGCAACCTTTACGTCTGTCTCAGCTTTAGCTTTATCCATCTTACCCTGTAACCACGTACCTGCAAGATTTGTTACTGGTCCTAGTATTGAACTTAATCCAAACATTATGTATATCTCCTATACTTAGCTGTTTGTTTTGCAATAGACTTCGGTTGCTTCACAAACTGTTTGCCCTGCTTTGTTCCTTGCCGTTTGGCTTTTGTTGTTGCCGCATACTGGGCAGATGTCAATGACTTTATTGCTTTCTCTGGTAAGTATCTTTCTCCAGTTTTCGATGAGGGCTTTCCAGATTTGGTTCGCCATTTTTGTTTTGTCCATGCTTTTAGTGACCTTTGTGATTTTCCTAATGCCATTATGTTGTATATCCCCCACCTTTGTCTTTATATTGTTTGGCTAACATTTGAGCTTTTCTAGCTGACCATTGACCGGGATTACCACCTTTACTACCTGCTTTTATTTGGTTAAATAAATTTTTACGCATTGTAGGTTTTGTATAATTATTTGCAGCATTAACAGAACTACCCTTGTTTAGTTTTAATGCCGATAAAGTTTTAGCTTGTTTTTTATGTGATTGACTTGCTTTTTGTAATCCTTTAACTACTTTCTTAATTGTTTTCTTTGCTTTCTTTACATTACCCATTAAATTTTTTCCTCACCATTTTACTTTATGTGACCAATACCTTGCACTAAATATATCAGGTTTAGCATCTTGTGCATTATGACGAGCATAATAAGATTTCTTACGTGCCTTATCTTTTTTACTTGTAGGATTTTTACCTGCACCTTTTACACCTTGCTGACCAAAGCGAATAATTTTTTCTTTACCACCCTTACATGCTTTCACTACATGTGACTTTGTAGGATGGTCAGGTGTTCGCTTTGGTTTATTACAAGCCATTTTAGATTTGTCAAGTTTAGCTGCCATAACTAACCTTGAAAAAAGATATGATAAACAAGTAAACCTATGATAAGTAACTTACCATAATCTAAATCAAAGTTTGTTCCTTCGCCAAATCTTTTATTCCACATTTCAAATTTAATTTTATCCCAGTCAATCATGTTGATTCTCCTGTTCCTGTAGGGCTTCCTATATATACACAAGTACTATACCCATTTAAATATTGAGGGTCTTGTGTTATTTTTGACCTTGCTGATTCTATATATTTGTAACAGCTTTCCTGTGATGAAAATGGAAAATTTACCATTGGAAAATTTACCCATGTTGCACTATCTCCTAGTGCCCATAATATTGTTATAATTGGTATCCACATTTTTTAATCACCTTTCTGAGGAATGCAATATACTTTGAGGTAGACTTTATCACCTGCTTGTCTTTGGTGTAAGTCCTGTGCTCGTAGCTTTTCTGCATATCCAAGGCACGTATCCAAATCATTGAAGTAGACATTTTCTTTAACCTCTGTTCCTTGTAATATTACTATAAGTACCCAAAGTAATTTCATGCATTATACCAAGTAACTCTAGCCTTGTCAAGGATTAAATTGTTTTTTTATACTTCTAACGACACTTTTAATATCAAAAGGTTCTTTATTAGGTCTATATGGACATTGATATTGTCTAGGGCAAGGTCCTGCATCATATGGTACATACTCTCTATACTGTGTATTATTTGCACCTACAAAGACACATACTCTTTGGTTGTTTCCTAGTATCTGACTTGCTAATCTACAAGTAGTCATTTTAGGTTCTTTATCTTTTGAAAATGCTACTATTCCAAATAAGATAAGAAAACATATAATAATTAAAAGAGTTAAACAGAAACGCTGATTAACCATATCATCCAACCTAAACTACTTACACCTATTAAGGCAGCTAATCCCATAATAGTGTAATCTCTTATTTTACGTTGTTGTTCCTCTTTTGCGTAGATAGCTTTCTGTCTAGCCTTACGTAATCTACCTTCTTCTCTTAATAAATCATCCCATGACTGCATACCATAATGAGCAATTAAAAAATTTCGTAGTTCTTCTCTTTGTTTTTCTAGTTTCTTTTTAGCTGAAAAACTTTCTATTGCTACTTGCTCAATAGACCCATTAAATAGTTTATCTAAAGTTGTAGGGTTATTAGCATTTTTGTGTACGTTGTCTACATCACTTACGGCTGTCATCCAACGACCTAGTTCAGAAGATAAGTCTTCTACTTCTTTACCTAGCATTATTGCTTTTTTAATTGCATTGTAGGCTGTAGTCGCACCTGTAACAGCCGCAGAAAGGGTAATGGGGTCAATCATGTGTGGGGTATCCTAAAGTTTAATTATAACCAATCAAAAAAACTCTTCCCTTTCTCTTTTGAAGTTATGCTTTCTAACCACTCAAAAAATGGTTGTGATGGTTTTGGTAATTCTTTTGCATCAACATTTATATATTGTAAGTCATTAGTTTCATTTGTTTCAGGATTTGTTACCTGATATAATTTTTCTGTTCCTATAGTCATTTCTTTTTCCTAATTAATTTTCCTTTGTTGGCAAAAGTTTTTCTTTGCATAGTTCCAAAAGAACGAATAGCTGATTGGTAAACTGCCTTTGAATATTTATTTGGATTGTTTAATATATCCATTATTTCATTGACAGTTTTTTTCTTTGCTTTTTTTGTTTTTCGTTTTAACATTTAACTACCTATAGTACGTATCTTTTTTTTATTTACAGCTTTTTTATTCTTTGGCTTTTTCTTTTTCTTCTTTTTATTTTTATTAATAAGCCATAGCTGTCTCGCCTTTGCTTTTGTTAAAGGAGATATACGAGTAACAGTTAGTCTCATTACTTTCTTCTATTGTCAGAAGTGGACATAACCATTCCACCTTTTCTGTAGTCCATTGCACCTATATTCTTTTTTACTGCTCCACCTTTTTTATAGGTTACAGATTTAACAGGTGCTTTTTTCACTGAACCACCTTTAGCTAAATTAAAAATTTTATTTACCATAGATATAGGTGCTCCCCCACTACGGAGTCTGCTCAATGCTTCTTTCAATGACATTCTACCTTTATCAACATCGTCTTTAAAACTTTTAATAATTAAATAATATTGATTACCTTTTTTATTTGGCATTACATTTTCCCCCTTTGTCTTATTACGGATATAAAATCACTAACTGATATTCCAGTACCTGAAAGTATCTTTCGTGCTTTTTCTCTATCACCTGCACGTAGTGCGGCAACTGCAGCTCTCTTTACTCCAACTAGTAAGTCATCATATCTTCGTGCCATTGCTACTTTTTTATTTTTAATATTACCCGGTTGATTCTTACGAGCCTGTGCTTTTCTTGCATCACCCATTGATAGACCTGCTACACTTCCTGTAGGTCTGTCCTGTGTTCTTGTTTTACCAATAGAACCTTTTGGTCTAGCTGAATGTGCTCCACTACCTTCTATTCTTTTGTCAGATTTTTTTGGAATAGCTTCAAACCTACTACCCATAGCACTACTTTTAGGCAGTTTTTTACCGGTGGCTTTAGCATTAGCTATAACTTTTTTTCTGCTTTTTGCTGATGCTTCTCTAGCC